ATGAGCAAAACATACACCTACAAATCAATTCAGGATTTATTAAAAGCCGTGCTGGACGAACACCCAGAGGCGAAGAATAACTACAACGAAATGGTGTTGCGGGTGTGGCAGGCGTGCGGGGCAAAAGTGCCAGAAGCGCTGATCACCTACACGAAGTGGCACTGCCCATCACCAGAGACAATCTCCAGGGCGCATCGGGACTTGAAGAATGTCAGCAAGATCGTGTCAACGCCAGAAGGAAGCAAACTGACCTACCCCTACCGACCCGACCCAGATGTTCTGGCAGCCAGGAAATCAAGGCAAATCGAAATGACCGATATGTTTAGAAATCAAAAAAAACCATGAAACAAATAACGCTCACAATACCAGATCACCAAGCCATCAGCTGGAACGTTCTCTACGAGCAACAACACTGGACAAAACGCCAGGAACTCGCCCAGACGATCCATAACTTCGTGGTAGCTGCTATTCCTCCAGGGAGTAAATGGTTTGCAAAACCAGTCGACATCAAAATCACCGCCTACTTCAAAAACAAACTGCGCAGGGACAGCGACAACATCGCCAGCAAGCTCTACATCGATGGCTTGAAATACAGGCTGATCGAAGACGACGACACCCGCTTCGTCCGCAGAGTAACCACCGAAGCAATCAACGGCGCAAAAAAGAACGAGGTAATTATTAACATCAGAGAAAAAGGAGGTGAAAACCTATGACAGATAAAAAACCAAAATTCCACTTTGAGGGGAAACGGAAAAACCCCAAAGGCAAGGATGTCTATGTCCTACTCGATCTGGCAACCAAAAAAGAGGTCGAGGTAGACGCAGGAACATTCGCCAAAAAAGACGAAGCTGGCGAAATTGAAAGATAAAAAAACTATGAAAACCAGAAAGCAATTACTAGAAGAACTGCACGACAGCGTTCGCTACGAGATACTGCAACGTGAGGTGGCAATAAAGCTCCATGAAGGCGAGCCAGACAGCCAGGTCATCGATGGCTTTATGCAGAAGTCTCCCCTCGGCATGGAGCGCCCGATCACCAAAAAAGACCTAGTGGAGCGGTACACCAAAGAGATCGCCGAACGACAAAAAACACTGACAGCAATAGAGGAATTATTGAAACAGGAAGGAGGTGAATCCGTATGAAGCAAGTAGTCAAATGTGTAGGTTGTAGCAAGATCGTGGGGCTTTATAAGTCCTACAGCGTGACTGTGACCGAGACTCCGATTGTAAACGGCGTGCGACTGGCAGAAGTGACATACAAAGCAAGAATTTGTGTTAAATGTGCCAAAGATGCAGGTTACAAAATCGGAATCAAACATGAACCAAAAAAAGTCTAGGTTATTAAAAAAGCTGGCAAACAGTCTCGGACTACCCCGCAAAGTGGTTAGGAGAAATTACAAACGGCTCAACTCTCCGCAACGAGACGAGATCGCCAGGGAGCTGAAACGGATTCAAAGAGCAAGCATATGATCGACCTAAAACCAATTGAACCAATGCTAAAAGAAGACTATGTCTCCCCTCATCTTGAGGAGGAGCAACAGAAGCGTGAGATTAAACCGATACTAAGAGAAGGGCTGAGTTGGTGGGAGCGGGCATGGCTTTTTATAGTTCGAGCCGTTACTAAATTCTTAAGAAAATATGGATAACAAAACAAACTACCCAAAAATCGCAATAACGAAACTGAGGTATGCCGAATACAATCCCAGGCAGATCACCAGGAGCGTCATTGAGTCATTGAAAAAATCGCTGAAAGAGTTCGGCTGTCCTGTGCCGATAGTAATAAATACCTCCAAAGGCAGAGAGAATGTGGTCGTCGGCGGTGAGAAAAGAGTGCGGGCAGCCACCGAGCTGGGCTGGACTGAGATGCCTTTCAGCATAGTGGAATTACCCCTAGATAAAGAGAAAGCGCTCAACCTGGCATTAAATAAAATCGAAGACAAGTGGGATGACGAAAAACTGGCGCAGGTAATAACCGATCTAACCAAATCAGACTTTGACCTCTCGCTGACAGGCTTCAATGAAGTAGAGATCAGCAACCTCCTCGACACCACAATGCTCCTACCCGAAGAAGAAGCCTGGGACACAGAACAAGAGCTGGCAAAAATAACCGAGCCAATCTCAAAACTCGGCGAGGTTTATCAGCTAGGCAAACACCGACTCATGTGCGGGAGTGCAACCAACCTAGACGACATCCAAAAACTGATGGACGGCAAGACAGCCGACATGATCTTCACCGATCCGCCCTACAACGTCGCCCACACCAGCAAAGAGAAAAAAGGCAAGTTCCACACTAAAGAAGGTATTATTCTCAACGACGACATGAGCGACGAATCGTTCAAAGAATTTACTCACGACTTCTTCGTGAGCTTCCACACAGCACTAAAGCCAGGCGGGGTGATTTATGTCTGCACAGGCTACAGCTCCTACCCCCTGTTTTACTACCAGATGATGAACTCAGGCTTTGAATTTAGCTCGACAATAGTTTGGGTCAAGCCGTCCTTCGCCATCGGCTGGGGTGATTACAAAAAACAATACGAGCAAGTGATGAGGGGTAAAAGAGGCGCTGGCAAGAGCAAAGCCGAGCCGATCCTCTACGGCTGGAAACAGGGAGAACGCCACAACTTCGAAGGCGACGCCAACGAAAGCGATGTCTGGGAGATGCCCAGAAAAGCAATCACCGAAATGGTTCACCCAACCGAAAAACCAGAGTGGCTGATTATGAAAGCAATCAAAGGCGGAAGCAGAGTCGGACAGATGGTCGTCGATTTATTCGGCGGAAGCGGATCAACTTTGCTGGCAGCTCACAAACTGGGGCGCACCGCCTACCTTATGGAGCTAGACCCAAAGTTCTGCGATTTAATCAGAAAACGAGCAGAAAGGCTGAAGACATGAGGTTTGCTAGCCTCGTCGACGCCGTGTAACGCCCCAGGAAGGGCGATACGAGGCAAAGTCGACCAACTAGCCATCAAAAACATATGGCAAGAATAAAAAAAGAAAATCTACCAAAAATAAAGACTTCGCTGATGCACAGAGAAACTGAGCAGCAATATCATGCGTGGCTTTTATACAACGAGACAGGAAGCATAGAAAGACTGCTAAGGGCGTGGGAACGGATACACCAGGGCTACTCCAAAGATACACCAGAAATTGAAGGGCTAAGAGACAGATTAAACAAACCGCCAGCGCTCGACACACTCAAAGATTGGTCGAGGAAATATCAGTGGGTAAACAGAACCGAGCTACTCCTCGGCGAGGAGATGGAACAGCAGAAATTAAAGGTCGAAAGATTCAGGGCAAAGCGCAAGTTCCTCGTCACCGACATCCTAATGAGCAAAATGACCAAACTGCAGAAGCAGGCACGCACAGAAACAGCCACAGTCCCAGAAGTTAAATACCTCTGGGAAATGCATAGGACAGAATTCGGTGAGTCCACAGGCAAGACTGAGGTCACCCACCACATTGATGAGAGCGAGCAAGTCCCACCAAGCCAGGAAGAAGTCGAACTCGGAAAGCAGATCGATGAGTTAATCGAAAAACACTATGAACAAAAACTTTAATCGAGACAAAAGCAGTGTCCTCCACTGGATACTGGATAACGAGATCAAAAACGAAAACAGTATGCCGATAGAGTTTACCAGCCATAAATTCATGCTGAAGATTTATGCTGACCGCTCTCCCATCCAGGTGATCCAAAAAGCCTCACAGGTGGGCGCAAGCACAATGGAGATCATCCGCACTCTGCACGGCGCACGCTTCTGGGGCATAAACCAGATTTATACCCTACCAACCAGCGACGATGTCCTTAAATTCGTGCAAAGCAAGGTAAATAGAATCATCAAAGTGAACCCCTGCATCCAGGAGGGAGTCGATCCCAAAAGCACTGACTCGGTAGAGCAGAAGGAAATCGGTAAGTCCTTTGTCTTCTTCAAGGGAACATTCACCGAGCGGGAAGCAATCATGCTAACCTCAGACCGCAACATCCACGATGAGCTGGACAAATCAAAGCCAGAGGTGGTGAGAGATTATACCTCCCGTATGGGCTTCTCAAAAATAAGAAGCCAGCACTTTTTCTCCACGCCCACGATCCCAGACTTCGGCGTTAATAAACTCTTCGAGCAATCAGACCAGAAGCACTGGCGCTTCAACTGCCCCCACTGCAACTTCCGTCAGCACATGGAGTGGGAAAAGAATGTCGACCAGGAGCGAGGAATTTATATCTGCCAGAAGTGCCAAAAGGAAATCACACCCCAGCAGATAAACGAGTTAGGAAGCTGGGAGGCACGCTTCCCAGGCAGAAAGATATCAGGCTACTGGATCAGCCAAATGCACTGCCCCTGGAAGACAGCAGCCGACCTGATCAAAGAGAAAGTAGATGCCGACGACGACACCTACTTCTACAACTTCGTCCTGGGACTGCCATACCTCGCAGCCGACCAGAAAATCCCGCAAAGCCTGTTTATACGCAACCTGACAGAGGTGGATGCGGTAGCAGCTGACGATCACTACAACGTGATGGGCATCGACACAGGCATGGGATCAGGCAAAGGCAACCATGTAATTATAGGCAACAAGACAGGAATCTTCTGGATAGGAATACTCACCGACAGTGAAGGACATGACCGCTTCCAGCAGGCAGCCGACCTTATAAAGTTTTACGACATCAGGGTGGTTGTGATCGATGGACAACCCTACACCGAGGAAGCATGGAATCTAGCCAAAGAATTCCCCTACAGGGTCTACCTAAGCTGGTTCAAGGACGACCCAAAGATGCTGGAAGTAGTGCGCTTTTTTGATGAGGAAGAAGGCAAAGACAAAGAGATGACCGACGAGGTGAAAGTCTACTCCTCCCGCACCAGAATCATGGACGACACCATCTCAGCGCTCAGGCGGGGCGAGATCAAGTTCGCCATGAAGTCCGACAGTCCCACTTTCAAAATGCTGATCGATCACGCCCAGACAATGTACGCCAGGAATGTGACCGACAAGTTCGGGCAGACCAAGCGGGAATGGGCAAACACAGGCGCAAACGACTTCTGGCTGGCACTTATCTACTGGCACATCGCATTAAAAAAGAGAAATAAATATGAGCCAAACAAATAACCAAAAACCAAAAGAACCAATCCTGCTCACCGAAGCGGAGCGAGAGATTATCGACGACATCCGCCAGGTCAAATACGGCAGAGTGATCGTATTTATTGACAGTGGAAAACCCTTCCGCAAAGAGATCGTCGCCCAGAGCAGGATCGGCAAAGAAGACGGCGGAAGCGCTGGAGAATTTATCACCAAGCCCAAAGGAGGCGCTGGCGTCGAAATGTAAAACTATGCAACAAAGAACATTCTTCAGAACCTACCCCACCCTGGAGAGCTGTAAGGAGGCGTGTTGGCGTAGCAACCAGCATCGTAACCCAATCAAGCTAAGGAATGGGCGCTGGGCTGCAATGACCTACCAGGACAAACAAGAATACGAGAAACGCTTCGGGAAACTCCCTCCCCAGCCAGAGGAAAACCCAGAAGAATCAATTCGCTTGACTTCCTAGGAAATATAGAGATAATGGTATCAAATGGTAAGTAATAAACAGACAGTAACCATCACAAAGAAGGACTTCCTCGCCTACCTGAAAGTCCAACGCTCAGGGGTAACTAACATGTTTGACACCCCAGTAGTAAAAAAACTGAGCGGGCTTTCCAAAGATAAAATCCTCGACATCATGAAGCACTACTCAAAATACAATGAGCGCTGGAATCCAGACGAGCTACTCAAAATGATTGAGGTTAGTAAGCTACTCAAAGTCCACCCCAACACCCTGCGCCAATGGGACGCCAAAGGAATCCTCAAGGCGATCAGATTCGGGCAAAGGCAGGACAGACGCTACCGCAGAAAAGACATAGAGAAGTTGATAGAAAGGAGGGAAGCATGAAAGCAACATTAGGATTTATCGGCGAAGTTGCAGGATACTGGCTCTGGCTGGCACTCTTCTGGGGCTTCCTCGCCATCATCGCACTAGGACTGAACACCGAAGTCGGCTGGGCTTTGACATTTTTATTTATAATTGCACTCCTGGGAAAAATCACCTACGGAGTAATTAAAAACTAATATGACAAAAACAAAGAAACTGATCATCGGAGGACTTATAACAGCAGGTGTAGCTATAAGCCTGACAGCCACTATCGCCTACAACACCCTCTTCAACGCACCGCAGAAGCAAGCAGAGGCGGAAGTCTTCGTAGTAAGCACTGTCGCAGAGCAACAGGATATCAAAGGCAAACTCAAAAGCCAGGGATTTATAAAGAACACCTGGGCATTCAACTACGCCCTAACCAAAACAGACGGCAAGATCGACCCAGGAGGCTACCGAATAAACATGAGTATGGACGCCTGGACGATGGCAAAAACACTCGCAGCCGAACCAGCAATGAAATGGGTCACAATCCCAGAGGGCTTGCGCAAAGAGGAAATCGGAGAACGCCTGGCAAAGATACTGGGCTGGGATGAGAAGGCACTGCACGAATGGACTTATACCTACACCGCAATGGACTACGACCACCTGGAAGGAGTCTACTTCCCCGACACTTACCTTATACCAACAGACGAAAACGGACTAGACGCAGCCAACCGCCTCCGCAGGCGCTTCGACGAGCAATTCGCACCCTACATGACCAAATTCTTGAAGCAAAATGTCAAATGGACAACAGCACTCAAGATAGCCTCTATAATCCAAAGAGAAGCAGGAGGCAAAGCAGACATGCCACTGATCGCAGGAATCCTCTGGAATCGTCTCGACAAAAACATGAAGCTGGAGGTCGACGCCACAGTGCAATACGCCAGGGATGACCGAGACGAGCTGACCACAGGCTTCTGGAAGCCAATCAAAGTAGCCGACAAAGAGATCGACTCAAAATATAACACCTACAAATACGCAGGACTCCCACCCTTCCCAATAGCCAACCCAGGAATGGACGCCATCGAAGCGGTGCTGAACCCCACTGAAACAGAGTGCTTATACTACCTGCACGATGCAGACAGGCAAATCCACTGCGCCGAGACATACGAAGGGCATAAAGAAAACATCGAAAAATACCTATGAAAAACAAAACACTAATTTTAATCATCACAGGCGCAATAGGTGTGCTACTGGGCATCCTGACAAACCAATTCATCCCCAGGACACCGAAAAACTGCGCCGTCATTGGACAACAATACCTGGAGATGGCAAAGGGACAGTATAATGTCACCGACTACGGAAGCGACAGGTGGAATCAGCTGATTGAAAGAGAGACAGCACTCACGAATTTATGCTATGAGAAATTAGAATTTGAAACACCGAAAGGAGGTGAGAAAGAATGAAAGGAAAGATAATCTTAATCGGAGCAATGGCGATCATCGCTCTAGGAGTATTTGCTTATACCCAACAGGGCAAAGCGGAAACCAGCGTCACAGCAACCGAGGACACCAAAGCCCAGCAAATTGCTGAAGCCGAGGCACGTCTCAACAGCTTCAAAGACAAAGGGTCTCAGGAATATAAAGAGGCAATGCAACAATTCTGCGCATTGCGATCTCGCCCAGCAAAAGAGCGAGAACAGGCAGTAGCCAATGTTAGGGAGTTTCTGGGAATGCCAGATGTTGATGTGGAATTCACCTGCGGGAGAGGCAACGCCGAGTATTACGAGGCAGCCAGATTTTTAATCAGCATCGATCCTAAAACCAACTACATCATCGAGGTTGGCGAAGCTGAGCGCAGATGGGGAACAAAAGAAGACGGCACACGCTGGAACGATCCAATGCCAGAGTATGACTACTCAGGGCGCTACAGCACACCTGAAGCGATCCGACCAGTAGCCGAGAAGTTCCTGACCGACCACAAGGACATCTTCGGAATCGACATAACCAAGATGACCTACGAGTTCCAGGGAACGAAACCAGGCAACTTCTTCCTCAAATGGAAGATAGTCGACGGAAGCGGAAAGACCACCGAGCTGGTGAGCATAACCATCACCAACGGCGGTCAGGTAATCGTCTATGACAACGATACCTACGACCTGGCAAGAAACTAAGCCCAGATCGGGTCGGAAGGTCTAGCCCCAGGCAAGGGGCTAGATCAGTTCTGTTGATAATTTATTAATAAAAGCCTATAATCCAGGCATAATTCAGGAAAACGAATGAAAAGACTATTTGAAGGCAAGCGAAAACTGATCACAATTCCTCTCATAGGGATTTTATCCCTTGCGCTCTTCCCGTTTGCCATAGGGCTAGGAGCGGGCTGGCTGGTCTATAAAAAAGTCGGCAATCCAAAAATAAAGTATTCCCTCCTGGCAATGATCGCCCTTTTTACTTTATTCGTCGGCAGTGCCTGGGTCTCGGCAGTAAACTCTCCCAGCACACCAGAACAAAAACAAACTGCAGAAATCACCCCTACTCCACAAACGCAGACAGCAACTGAAACAAAACAAGAGCAAGCAACCACCCCAACCGCAACTGAAGAAGACCCAAAGACAAATAAACAGGAGGCAAAAGTAACGAGAGTTATTGATGGCGACACAATCGAGGTCTCACTCAACGGCAAAACAGAAACAATAAGATTTATAGGAATAAACACACCAGAGACAGTCGATCCCAGGAAGCTAGTTGAATGTTTCGGCGAAAGAGCATCGGCAGTCGCAAAAGAAAACTTGAGCGGTGAGACAGTCTGGATCGAAGCCGACCCAACCCAGGGCGAAAGAGATAAATACAATCGGCTCTTAAGGTTTGTGTGGACTGACGACGCCACAGTCGACTTCGGCAAAGTGATGATCGCCACAGGCTTCGCCTACGAATACACCTACAACACACCCTATAAATACCAGGCGGTATATAAGCAGGCACAGAAGGAAGCAGAGCAAGGCAAAAAAGGACTCTGGGCAGACAACGCCTGCCCAGTAGCCACTACAAAGCCCACTGTCGTCCCAACTCAATCAACTAGCACCAATCAACCACCCGCAAATCAAGGTGGCGGAGCATGTAAATACTCCTGCAGCAGCCCAGATCGAGACTGTTCGGACTTCTCATCTCACGCCGAAGCACAGGCGTTTTTCAACTGCTGCGGATTTACTGCCACAAACGATCCGATGAAGCTGGACTCCGTAGGAGTTGGAGACGGCGTCGCCTGCGAATCAATATAATCTTACAAAAGAAAAACCAGTCCCTTCATTAAAGAAACTGGTTTTGGGAAACATCGATTAAAGTTTCGTTACTACTTTTCCTATATCGACACAGTTAGCCTTCCCAAGATCGACATCAACTCCACGCACCCTGTCACCTGATAAACCCACAGTTTTTACTCCAGTGCTTTTGCTCGAATTGCTGCAAGGACTGATTGACCATCAACGCCACTCGTGTCCCATTCGTTCAGATTTCCATCGATGGTAGCGACATTAACACCAAGTTCACCTAAACGATCCACAGCAGCTAGTGCCTCGGCTAATGTGCCAGCACTAAGAACAACTGAGTGACCAGAATCGGCTAACATCTCACGGAGAGTGTCTCGCCAATCTTTATCGTCCTCACTTACAAAAACTCTTGCTTTTTCTGGTGACATAATTTCATCTCCTTTCTAAAAATAATTTGTAATTAAATGTTCGGGTAATGCTCCTTAAACCAAGCGTCTAGCACTGCTTCCTTAGCAGTGTCGCCAGACTTCAAGGCATCAGTAAGTTCTCGCAGTTTGTCGTGATAAAGGGTGTCGCCGTCATAAACATCGATCTGCTGTTGGGCAACAGGATCACCTGCATATTCCGTTCTTTTTTGTGCATAAATCTTTCTCTGCTCTTCCTTTGATTTCAGATGCAGACCATTCAAAAAACCATGATCTACAGGCTTCAAACCCGCCATACAAACAGGTTCTTCACCAGGAAGAATCCCTTCAGGTCTATGGGCTGCAACGATCTGTTCAGCTTGAGACATGAGCTGGGGAGGGACAAGGCGACGGATAGCAGAATCGTAAGCCTCCATTGAGGCAGGAGAAAGTGGAAGTCCAGAAAAACCAGCTGTGGGTGCAATAATTTCTTTTGGCATAGTCGTTTAATCCTTCTGTGTTGCTTTCCTAGCAATCCTATAACTCGACGAGAGTATACCAAAGTAGATCAAAAAAAGCAAACGATTATCAAAACCACTTGCATTTTTAATTCGAACTTTGTTAGAATGAAAGCAGTAAAGTAATCCGCCTAACGAATTGATCGGGGCTTGGGTTTCTCTATTCGAAAGAGTAGGAAAACCTAAGCCCCTTTTTTGTTGGATAAAATCATATGCCAGAAGTCAAAGAAGAAAAAATCACACAACCAGGTCGCTACGAACCAACGGAAGCCGACTCCAAACTGATCGAGAAATGGAAGAAAAGGTTCAAGCGAGCAAAAGAATTCAGAGAGCCATACCAAGCAAAATGGTTGAGGCTTTATCAACTGTATCGAGCTTATCAAGCCAAGCTGAACTACGCCTACAACACCCGCCTGATGCCCCCTATCGCCTTTGAAATCGTGAAGACTGTGGTGTCCAGGCTGGCAACCGCCAAACGCAAGACCAGAATCCTACCAAGAGAAAAAGCCGATCTAAAATCCACCTCCCTCAACTCCTGGGATGACTTGGTAAATTACGACTTTGACATTATCGAGCTGGCAAAGAAACTCCCCAACTGGATCGAAGCATCAACCATTTACGGCAACGGCATCGTGAAGCTGGCATGGAAAATGCTGACCACAACCAACAGCGAAGGCAAGGTAACCACAATCTACGACGACCCCACCATGAGCCTAGCGGATCTCTGGGACTTGCTCCCCGCCCCTGAAACGGAAGACCTGCAGGAAAGTTGCCCCTGGCTCATTCACCGCATAGTCAAACCTAAAACCAGGATAGAGAAAGAGGAAAAAACCAGAGGCGAAGACAAGATTTATAAGAACATGGAATTTGTAGAGGACAAAACAGTTGAGGACTGGAAGAAAGAACGATACGAAATCAACGCTAAAAAGATGTCCCAGATGGGCGGAAGCGAAAAGGAAAATGAGAGTGGAGAGAGCAGAATCCTCCCCGAAAAAATGGATGGCGAAAAGCAGGTAGAAATCTGGGAATGCTGGGACTGGGAAGAAGACAGGCTGGTCGTCATTATGAACCAGGAAATCCTAACGAGAGACGATGAGAACCCCTACCTGGGAATCAACGGCGGAAGGGTCTTCGTCGACCTGCCAGACATGCCACTCCTCTGGGAGTTCTGGGCAACAGGACACATCGAGCCAGTCGAAACCACGATCCTCGAAATCGCAGACCTTCGAAACCAGCGCATGGACGACATCATCATGATGCTCGACCCAGTGGTTAAGATCAGAAAAGAATCAGGCATAACCAAAAACGACATCATCTTCGCACCAGGCGCAGTCTGGGAGCTGAGGAAAATGGACGACGCCGTGATTGAAAGACCGCCTGAAATCAGCCTCATGGGAGTGAACGAAGACAAGATGATGAGGGACGAAATCAGCAGAACTCTGGCGCTGGGAGAGTATATGCAGGGCATGCCCCAGTCCTCCAGCGAACCGCTCGGCAAGGTGGCGATGCTTCTCGGACAGAGCAACCTCCGCCTGAGCATGAACGCCAACAACATCGCAATAGCGCTAACCCAGGTGGCAAACATCCTGATCGACATGAACCGAGAATTTATCAGCGAAGACAAACTCTACCGAGTTGTTGGAGAGGAAGTCAACTTCAAGGAATTTAAGAAGGATGACAAAAAAGTGAAGGTTGACGCAATCGTCGAAGTCGACCCAGTGATACCACCAGACCAAACAGCCAGAATAAACCAGATACTGATGCTCTACGACAAGCTCATCGCCCAGGACAAACCCAACCCCAACGACGCAAACGAAGTAAAGACCTGGCTCAAGAGAAAGAGAGAGTTGCAGAAGATGCTCCTAGAGGAGCTGGATCTCGACTCTTATATCGATCTACTGCTGGGCGCAGACCCAAATGAGGCAGGTGTAGAGTCAACGGAGACACCGACAGAACCCAGCGCCGTTGCCCCCGTGTCGCCCGCTGTCGGGGCTTTGCCAGCTCAGTCGGCTGGTAATACCCCTGCAAACGCAGGCGGAGGGATGCGGGCAATGCTAAAGCAGATTCCCCTGCTTGGGAAAATGATGGCGCAATAAATCACTTGACAAAGGGTCAAGGACTTTATTACAATGAAAGCAGTTAAGAAGACCAACGCCTAACGAATTGATCGGGGCTAAGACTTCTGGATATACGCAAATGCGTGTGTTTAGAAGTTTTAGCCCCTTTTTTGTTGGTCTAGGAGGTGAAAGAAAAATATGAAAACACTAAGACAAAATATCCAAATCAAACAAGTCCTCCCTATTCAAGTCATCGTCGACACCACAGAAGGCGCAGCCATTGATACCCGTCAAGGCGGAGGCAACAACTTCGACACCGCTCTCGTTAATGTAGAAATCGGCGACCTCGGAACACAAGCCACCACCGCAGTAAAGATCGAGGAATCGGACACTTCCGATTTCAGCGCAGGCAATCAAGTCGCCAAAGGCGGAGAGGAAGTGACTGTCGCAGCCGACACCTCCTACAAGATGGAAGTCGAAAGAGCTAAGAGATACCTGAGAGCCGTCGTGACCTTCGCAACGCCAGGAGTAACGCCAACAGCAGAAGTATTTATTGGAGCAATTCTGTGGAATGCCCAAAAGCCATTCCCAGTCGTATAAACCTATGCCAGACCAAGTAATACAACCAGAAAACCAAGCGCCAGTAGCCCCACAAGTAGGACTGAAAAAAGCTCCTGTTGAGGATAAGCAGGCAACCTGGGCAAAGATTGAGGCGGTTTATACCGCAGCGAAGACAGCATACCTGACGAAGGGTGCAACCCTGGTCAATGTTCTGGACAGTTTAGCAGCAACTCTAGCAGACATTAAAAACGCCGAGACGCAAGGCATGGGAGGCTTAGGAGCAGGACAGCCCGAAATGGAACTGCCAGCACCGCCAGCGCCAGAGGAAATGCCGACAGCTTAAAAAGCTATGACTGACAAAAACGAAGAAAAACTAGAAAAAGGACAAGCCGTCTGGGAAATGACCCAGACAGAAGGCTGGCAAGTTATAAAAAGCCAGATTGAAGCGGAGGCAAAGATCGAGACAGACGAACTCCTCGACTGTCCCGAAGACGAGGTCAAAGAGCATCGAGGAGCGATCAAGGCTTATAGAAAAGTCCTGAGCATGGTCGAGACTGCCGAGAAAGAAAAACAGGAGGCAGCTGAAAACCTGCGAAATCAATAAAACATATGGCAGACGAAAAAGATAAAAAACCAGAGGAAGGGAAAGACACCACAGAAGGCAATGTGGTTCTCGCCAAGTTTAAGAAAGACCAGGCGAAAGAAGACAGACGCAAAAAATGGCGTGTTGTCGAAGAAGCAGTCTCAGCAGCCAGGCAAGCCTACTGCGGAAGCTACGACAACAACAAAGAAGAAAAACTAGCAACATTTGATACCGCCCTCAAAGACTTAGTTGAAGTCTTGAACGGAGTCCTTGATGGCGAGATTAAATTAGGAGGTTTAGGTGAAGACCAGGGAGGGATCGAACTCCCCGCCTCTGCCGAATACTAAAAAACTATGCCATACGGAATAAAAGGTAAAACAAAAAAATGGGAGGAAGGCACGAAGACAGGGCAAAAGCTCGACGCCAGGATTGAAAAATGTGTCGCAACGAAAATGGCTGACCCTGACTTTAAGCCACAGGAAGGCAGAACCAAAAAGGAATCAGCCATCGCCGTATGCAAAACAGCGATAAGCAGATCAAAAGAATTTAGCACGCAATTATCAAAATGAGGTAATGACTATGCCAGAAGAAAAAAACACAGAACAATCAGAACTAGAGAAACTCTTAAACGAGCCTGATGAAGGTGGCGATGAGGGTGAGGAAAATGCCGAGGAAAACAAGGGTAAGGAAGGCGAAGAAGAAAATAAAGGCAAAGAGGGCGAGGGTGAAGAAGAAAACGAAAACGGCGAAGGTGAAGACGGAGAGAACGAAGAAGGCGCTGACGACGGCGAGGAGGACGAATTCAAAGGCAAAAGCCGAGAAGAAGTCATCAAAATGCTCAAAGATCAACGCAAAACAGCAACCGACCTAGAAGCCAAAGGCAAAGATAAAGGCAAAGAGGAAGACGACGAAAACAAGGGTAAAGATAAAAAAGAGGATGACGAACTGACTGTCCCGACAGCAGAAGAACTGCAAAAAATGACGCCATCAGACTTCGCAAAATGGGTTCTGGCACGCATCGACGAAGGGGTAAAAAAGACTATCGAGAGCCAGGGCAAAGTGCAAAGCGCAGTCAAAAAAGAGATCGCCGACGCCAAGAAAGAACACAATCTCGGTGATCCCGATTATAGAAAAATGGTCTTAGCAATTATCGAGGCAGCCAGTGCTAAAGGCACTGTGATGCCACTCAAAGACGCTTGCAAGCAGGTTGACGCCTTCTTAGGCAAGCACAAAGGTAAAGATGAAGGTGAATCTGAACAATTATCAGACGAGGAAAAGAGCCGCCTTAAAAAAGCAAAGGCTCAAGTAGAGAGCGGAGCGGGCGCTCCGACTAAACCCGATGGCTCGGATGCCGAATCACAACGCATCCAGAAAGCTCTCGGAGGTAGCGGTCAAAACAGCCCTCTAGGAGGATTAGGAATTTAATACCCCCTCCTAAATAGTTATTAAAAAGAAAGGGGGTGAAAAAAATATATGCCATCAGCAACAGGAATCAGAGGAACAAACATAGCACCAGGGTCAGCGACAGTAATGCCGACTCGTAAGTACGATGTCGCAGATGTGATATCGCTATTGGATGTCAACAGATATCCGCTTTTAGCGATCTTGACAAATGCAGGGAAAGACCCAGTGACCAAGCAAGGAAAAGCCATGAAAAAGGTCGAGACAATCGACCCGCAATTCAAGTGGTTTGAGGATGAATTTGGAAAGAGACAACTGACAGGATCAAGCACTGTCGACCCAGACGGAGGCAACTTGACCATCACTGGTCAAAGCCAATATCTGCAAGTCGGTGATGTGATTATGGTAGCAGCGCAGAAATGGGTATTCCAGGTAACAGTGATCGTCGACGCAGACACAGTCACAGTGGGAGCAGAACTAGGAGGGGCAACAGGCGCAGCTGCAACCGCAGTCGGAGATGTCTGGCTCATCGGAAACGCTAACGAGGAAGGTGCAGGACTTCGAGCAATCAAATCCACGCTCGCAGCAGAGATCTACAACTACTGTCAAATCTTCAGAACGCCAGTGGGTATCACGGAGACAGCCAAAAATACCAAGATGTGGACGAAGGAAAACGACTTTGACTATCAGAGACGCAAGAAAGGGATTGAACACATGGTCGATATCGAGAGAGCATTTCTCTTCGGTAAAAGAGGACTTATCACGTCAGGAACGCATCCTAAGAGGTTTAGCGCTGGAATTCTAAGCAGGATCAGCACCTACGCCACAGGAAATGTCGACACGGAAGCAGAATTCGAGACATGGTTGGAGAGCTTGTTCGCACACGGAAATGTGGAGAAATACCTCTTTGCAGCATCATCGGTGATCTCAATGATCAACCAGTGGGCAAAGGGCAAACTCCAAGTAATGCCAAAGGATAAGACCTACGGATTGTCAATCGTCACATTCGAATCGCCACACGGAACGCTACACATGGTGAAGCATCCGCTATTGACTGGAACGACCTATGGAAACTATGCAGTTGGACTTGATTTGGAATGTTTGACATACCGCTACCTAAGTAATCGAGACACCAAACTCTTGACTAATCGTCAGGGGAATGATGAGGACAGCCAGGTCGACGAGTACTTGAGTGAAGTCGGATTGCAAATGGAACAAGAGTCCCGCCACGCCATCATGAGCATGGGCGCACTCTAAGTTTAACAACTTAAAGGAAAGCTATGACTAAAAGGAATCGAACTAGGAAGTCACTGCACACTTTCTTACTCAGTGCAGTCGCTTAAGCCAGGGGTGAGCGTTATCACTCTGGCAACCTTTAGAAAAACAAAATTATTTATTAAAAAAATGAAAGAAGGTGACAAACAATGACAGACCAAGAAAGCAAACCATTAGAAGAAATGTCTATGCCCGAACTCTGGGCGGAAGCCAAGAGACTCGGCATCCCGAAAGACGGCAAGAAAGACGAACTAATCGAGCGGATCAAAAACGCTCAGGGAGGGGGTGAAGAAAATATGCCTAACGAAAAACCAAAAGCAGACAAAACAGCCAAAAAACCAGTCGAGCAGACTTATATTTCCAAATATCATGAGCTGAGATTGGTGAACCGATCCTCCTACACCAAAGAGGTGGCAGGCAGAGTGGTCGTAGTCCCAGGGACTTCGATCCAATTCCATGAAGGGGTCTACAGGACAAGCGATCCAGATGAGATCGGCTTCCTTGAAAACCATCCTAACTTCGGAAACGTGTTCACTAAGGTTGAAAGAAAAGACCAGAGCAAAGCCGTGAATGAAGTAATCGCCGAGCGCTACAAAGACCTGGAAGCAAGAGAAAAAGAGGTCGCAGCCAAAGAAGAAGCGTTGAGAAAGAAAGAGATGGCAGCCAAAGGACAAGCAGAGGGCGCAGAGCAGCCAAAATCAGTCGAAGGGATTAGAAGCACGGCTGACCAGCCGAAGTTTTAATAAGGCAAAAAATATATGTCAAACGCAAGTAGACCAGATTTTACAACTGGCTCAAGAACCTGCACGAACAACGTGGACACAGGCGGGGCTTGGAGCAGTTATTACACACTAGCCGACGCAGTCAAGGCTGGTGAAGGATGTCCTGTTGTCGTCAAATCAAGAGACACCAACACAGGGAAGATTTATGTTGCCAAAAACGTGTCTGCCTCAAAGATGAGTCCATTCAGACTAAACCCTGGAGAGTCAGTGGAACTGAGAGTCAAAGACCTAAGTGGAATCCTAGTAGGCGCAGAGGTTGCAGGAGAGATCGCCGATTACATCGTCGAGTTATAAAACTATGGCTAAATTTAAACCAGACAACAAACTAGAAAAGAAAGTCCTCAGCCTTCTGCAGGTGCTTATAAACAGCGATGACGGCGAGGAAGACTATGACACGACCTGGTATCCCAACGGATTCGGAAGCAACCAGATCAGCATCGGTCATGACGGCACTGGCAGTAATGACGGAGCGTTTAGATTTCTCCGCTCGGTCATTCCTAACAATGCCAAGATTGTCAAAGCGGTCATTAGGCTGAAGTCAGGGGTCAACTCGACCAAAAGACCGACCTTCGTGATCAAAGGAATCAAAGAGCCAAGTCCGAATACATTCGCAGCAGGAGGTGCGGATCGCCCATCAACCAGGACAAAAACAACAGCGACAGTCGCATGGATTCCAGGAGCAGACTGGGCAATTAACACCTGGTATGACAGCCCAGACATTAAAACGATCATTCAGGAGCTTATCGCTCAGCCCGAATTTACAGGCAAAGCAATCGCCCTGGTAATTGAGGACAACGCAAGCACGGCGAATCATTACGAAAATATCTATGACCTTAATAGCGGAGTAGCAAACTCAGCAAGGCTAGTGTTAACTCTAGCACCAAATATAAATTAAAAAGTTAACGCAAAAAGGGGGTGAAACCAGAATGCAAGAAAGCACAGACGCAACATTATTAGAACAAATCATAAAAGCCTTTGTTGACGAGCCAGAGAAAGTGACAGTTGAGCGCAAAGTCGACGAAATGGGAGTGCTTCTTTTAGTCAAACTTGACGAAAAAGATGCAGGATTAGTAATTGGCAAGGCAGGTAGCACGATCATGGCACTCAGAAAAATCATGGGAGTGATCGGTATGAAAGCCAATGCCAGATACAATATCAAGCTCGATGTCCCAGATAAAAAGGGAGGCGAAAGAACCCCCCGACATTAAATAAAAACATATGGCAGCAACAGTAAGAATAAACGAATACAACGCAGCTGGCGAGGTCGAAACGACCAATATCGGTGATACCGACATGGGTTCAGTAGACCAAGCCAATCTCGATCCAGTCGCCAACCCTATCGTCCCAGGGGAGAATTCCTATGAGAAGTGGCAGAAGCTGGAAGTATCGGCAATGGGTGGATCTTCCAAAATCCACAATCTGAAGGTCTGGAGAACAGGCGCACTGGGAGGTGCAGCAGCGCACAAGACCAACGCTAGAACCGCAACCTACGGAGGCGCTGAAGCCTATGCAACTCCGACAGATGGCGCTTCAGCAGTCGCCGACCAGGTAATGCCAGCAAGTGAGCCAGCAACGGCAAACTTAGGCATCGGAGGGGCGCTCGCAGGCGAATTGACAGCAGCAGGCTACTCAGACTATCTCGTCCACCAAATGCAAACCGACGCAGGCGATGTGGCTGGCTCTACCAGCACGCTCAACTATCAATACGACGAGGTAGCTTAAAACGCCAATGATCGAGACAAGTAAAAAATTAAGGGCAATACAATGCTCCTTCGAGCAATACAATGCAAAAACAATTTACATTCACCAAACCAGAAACAGGCAAAACCGAAATAGTGATTCGGGAGCGCTGGCGATGGGTCGTCCACTATAAAGACGGCACAAAGCTCCAGCAATTCGATGACGAGGCGGGCATTTTTCACCAATTCAGAGAGATAGACCAGGCAAACCTCGAATCCTTTCAGATGGTCTCGGACAAAAACCCCGAAGGCATCAGCCTTCTCATTCCCCAGAACAAAGCAGACCTGATCCATTTTTACCGCAATGTGAGACTGGCAGGACGAAAAGACTGGATCAAGCTCTACTTCTTCGGCTGGAAAATCCAGGACGACAAAGGCAGAAGCCTCAAGAAAATGATCTGTATTTACCCCAACGACTGCATCGCTTTAATTGACGAAGCGGAAGGAGGTGGCGGTCAGTGATCAAAGAAATTCTCATAAACTCCGACGACGGAGAAGAAGATTACAACACAGACTGGTATGAGAACGGCTACGCCAGTAACCAGTCCACCTTCGGTCACGACGGCACGGGCGACTGCGATGTCGGGCTTATATTTGATGACACTGCCATTGCCGAAGCAGCCAATATCCTCTCCGCAAAAATAAGAGTTAAGTGCGCCATCAACTCCACCAAACGACCAGTCCTGGTAATAAGGGGCATCCTGCAAGCTGACCCAGCAACCTGGGCAGTAGGAACTAGACCATCCACCCGACCCAAGACCACCGCATCGGTGGCATGGAGTCCAGGAGCTGACTGGACATTAAACAGCTGGTATGAGAGTCCCGATATAACCAGCATCATCCAGGAGATAGTCAACCAGGCAGGATTTAGCGGGGCAATCGCCCTGGTGATCGAAAACAACGGCAGTCCAGGTAATAACTACGAGCTTATCTGGGACTACAACTCAGGCGGGGCAAACGCACCAGAGCTGGATGTAACCCTCGGATCGACAACGAAAATAGAAAAGTCCCTCTCCTACTATCTCGAACCGCAGGTAAATTCCTACAACCTGCCAAAACAGCTGAGGTATGCGGTCAACTCCACCCCCGCCCCAGTCCAAAAGAGCCTGACCTACCGCATCGATCTGCCAGGAGTGGCTCTCATTCAGAAGCAGCTTAAATACTACATAGCGACTACACCCGATCCAATCGAAAAAAGCCTGAAATACTGCATTGCCAAAGCGCCAGCCAAAATAACCAAAAGCCTGCGCTACACAGTCACACCCCCGCCCCCGATCCAAAAGAGTCTGCACTACGCCATTAAAACCGAAGGGCTGATTGAGAAAGAGTTGCGTTACTTCATCCAGCCAGCAATAACGCCAACAGAGAAATCTAGGAATCAAGTCCTGAAAATTAAAAGAATCATCGACCAAAACTCCGACGACGGCAGAGAGGACAGCGCAGGGGTCTGGAGCAAGAACGGTAATGTCGGTCACATCATCACAATGGGTAACCTAAGCGGGCTAACCCACACAGGAGCATTCCGCTTCCGCCATGTCGATGTCCCGAAAAACGCCGTGATATTCTTCGCCAGACTGAAACTGCGCTCGGCATACACCGACGCCAGCGCATTCACCACGAAGCTAAGGATCAAAGGAATCAAAGAAGCTGATGTAAAGCCCTTCAGCACCATAAATAAACCCAGCATCAAACCGAAGACAGTCGACTCAGTCGCCTGGGAGATTTATAAGCAGTGGCAAATAAACGAATGGGTGCAAACCCCCAACCTGCACCTGGTCGTCCAGGAGCTGGTGAGGCAAAGCGACTGGAAGGCAGGCAATGCGATGGCATTCGTGATCGAAGACGACGGCAGCACTGCAGAAAACAGCAAAACCTGCTGGGACAGCTCAAGCGGAGTGGAAGATAAAGTCGAGCTGGAGATTTACTACTTCGACAAAGAGGTCAATGTCTCCTTCCTGCAATTAGATGATCGGGACGGAGAGGAAGACTACAGGGATTTAGAGCTACCCGACAACGCCTGGTATCCAAGCGGATATGCCCAAAACAGAATCACCTGCGGGGATGACGGCGAACTCTCGCCTGCAGAATCGCCCAACGACGCAGGCTATATATTCAGTCCGATCCAAATTCCCAAAGGGTCGCAGGTCGTCTCCGCACGCCTTTTGCTGACCAGCGACAATCAAAACAACTCAATGGTCAACTGGATTATAAAAGGTTTCGCCGAGGACAACGCAGTGCCATTCGCCACCGATGGCTCGAACCGACCATCGACCAGGGCAAAAACCACCGCTCAGATGCAATGGGCACTGGGAGTGGCATCGGGGGGAATTCTGTCAGGTGTCCACTGGACAGCCCAAAGCGTCTACGAATCACCAGAACTAAAAGAAATCATCCAGGAGATAGTGGATCGGGCAGGCTGGATCGGAGACGCAACCCAAAAGCTGGGATTGGTAATTGAGAGCGAACACAGCGCAAGCGGAAACATCAAGTATATCGTCGACTGGAGCAAAGGGGGCGCAGGAAAATGGGCAGCCAAACTGATCATCGCCTGGCAACCAATCAGGCGCACCACGACGACTAAAAAGGATAAACCATTTTACGACAAGGCAAACTATCCCGAATATATCATCGTCCACCACACGGCAACAGCCAGAGACGCAACACTGTTTATAACAATAAAAAATGCCCATATAGGATACGGCTGGGAGGACATCGGCTACCACAAATGGATTAGCGGAGCGCTCGATGGTGATGGTATACTGATAGCAGGTAGACCAGAGAACAAGGTTGGAGCGCACACCGACACCAACAAGATGAACTACCGCTCAATCGGAGCAGTAGTATGCGGAGAATTTGACAGCGAAACCCCGACAGCAGCACAGCTTGCCACACTACAGCAACTCTTAGACGATCTTCGAAAGCAACGCCGTATTCCCAAAGAAAATGTATTAGGACACACAGAAGTTCCTGGCGCAGCCACAGACTGCCCTGGGAGTAATTTGTTGCCTTATATCGTTAATTATAGGCTAACAGGGAGTTTAACCTGAGAGGGGGTGAAAATATGCAATTTCAAGAATTTACACAAGATTTAGATGCCAGAATCGCAGCCAGCAAAGTAACAGGCTTCTGGAAACCAGAAGACAAAGAGCGCTGGATTAACAAGTCTGTGGTGAGAGCCTGCAACTATGCAGCCTGGAAATTCCTAAATCACCACGCAACCCAGGCAATCGAGCTGGAAATTGACGACACGCTGAAAGAAGATTACTACCTCCCCTTTGATTTCAAACCAGGCGGAATGATATTGCTCGCAGCCTACGATCCTTTAACCGAGGAAGCAAAGAAACACTTCAAGGTAGACATTGACGCATACCATGCCAAGACCTACCCCTACGAGCGGGTTTATACCATCGTGGGTGACGAGTATTTCCTAAACCTGAAAGAAATAACCAGCGACGAAGATGTGGCAGGGCTGGAAAGCAAAATCATCGATCTTTACTACAAGAGACGACCAGTAAAAATGGTCGAAGACACCGACGAGCCGATAACGCCAGAGGAAATGGACGAGCCGATTATTAAGTTTGCCTTTGCGATTTGTCTCTCAAAGACACCAGGCAGAGCAAGCGAAGCGGTCAAAGAAATTCAGGAAGCGAATACCATGCTGCAACAATTGAAAGACAGAGAGGAAGAAGAACCGCAGAGTGTGTTCAAAGGGCAGGCAACGAGCATGCGCTGGCAAAGGTAAGCCCGCCAGACCAATCGTGTGGGGCTTTCAAAGGCAAGGTGGCAAGGTAACACCTTGAAATTGCATAAAGAAAAATATGGCACTAAACGCTTACAGAATACAAGGCTACCGAGGAGGGATCGCCGACGATCCCTACAAAGGAGTGCGTGAAGCATTCCGCTTCGGCTATGGCTTAAATATCCGAGGCGAAGAAAACACCCTCAAATGCAACCAGGCGCTCAAAGCAGACCTGGGCAATGAGGTAATTGTTGATTTGATTTTATTCTTCGTTCCCGCCTCCAACGGACAGCTTTATGGCTTCGGCGACACAGGAAAGGTATACAGGAAAGCTACCCCCACCTCAGCATGGGAATTGGTATATACAGACGCCAACGGCAAGATCACAGGCGCTTCCGAATATACCAACGATGACGGATCGGGAAGCAACTATGTTCCCTACCTTTACTGGTTCACCGAAACCAACGCAAGCAGAATCCTGCTGAGTAAAGCTGATGAGAATAACTGGGCAACCGATGTCGAACACAACTGGCAGACATTAAATGGCGATCCCGCCTGGCACACGGCAATAGAAGCTCTAGGTGTGCTTTTGATTTGTGACGCCCAAAACCTGGCAATGGTCGACTATGAGGGAGGCTTCAATCTTGAAGCCCTGGATGTTCCCAAAGGACACCGCCACAAAGCGTTGCTGAGCCAAGATCAGCTGGTGCTTGTCGGATCGCACAAAGGAAGCAATGTAGAACAGGGCTGGCTGTGGACATGGGACAAAATCCAACCATCATGGATTCAAAGACGCATGGTCGCAGAAAAAGGCGTCAACGCTATGCTCCAGGGCGAGTTCCTGACAATTCAAGCAGGAATAAAAGGAGCGCTCTACTTCTGGGACACGGCAACTTTAATGAGGATCAAGAAATTCCCAGGAGAATACGGCTGGGTCAACCCAGGAGGTGTCTGCAACCTCGGAGGGCTACCTCTCTACGGACTAAACGGCAGCGATAAGTGCGGAGTTTATTCCTACGGCAGGCTAAACAAGAACGATCCCTATGCGCTGAATCTGGAGTATGTCCCCTCGCACGGCAAGTTTGAGGACGTCACAATCGGAGCGCTGACAGTTTATGGCGACGACTTGTTCGTCTCAACCCAGGACGGCGCAGAGTTTGGCGTCGACACCATCGATGAAGCCAACAAAGCAGAGGGCAGATTCGAAGGGTTGGTATTTGACGGCGGAGAGAGCTTCACTCAAAAAGGATTCAGACACATAAAACTGGTAACCAAGCCCCTGCCAGCCGACTGTAGCATCGAGATATTTTACAAGGTCAACCAGGAAGCGGTGTGGAAGGTGGCAACCATGCAGGACGAATCGGAGCTTTTCGATAAAGTCGGGCAGACAAAAGCGGTATTTACCATCGAAACAGGAGGCGACGAAGACAATCCAGGCGAGGGCGAAGAATACGAGCTGGCAATGAGCCTGCATCCCAACGGCAACGACACACCAGACATTATATCGGCGACAACTTATTTCGAGCCATTAGGCATTTTATAAAACTATGTCACTAACAGATCAAATCAAAAAAGTATTCGGCAACCAGGAAGTGGCAGATCAGCCATTTCCTGAAGTGCAAACGCATACTCACAACGGCATAGACTCTGTGCCGTTAGCACCGCAGTCGGTAGGAAGCGTGCAGCTTAAAAGTAATTCAGTTGGTGATAGCAACCTCATAGATTTATCGGTGACCGAGGAGAAGCTGGCAGCTCTAGCCGTCGCCACAGGCAAGATAAAAGACGACGCCATAACAGCAGCCAAAGTGTGGAAAGGCGGAGCTGTTATCACTCTATCTGCCCAAATGGGAGAAGCGGTCATCGGCACAGCTCACATCCAGGACGCAGCAATTATAAACGCTAAAATTGGCAATCTAGAGGTCGGCAACAGCAAATTGATGAATGCCTCCATCAGTACGGCAAAGATTCAAGACCTGGCAGTGACCAACGCAGAGATAGCCAACGAAACAATTACCAATTCAAAAATTGGCATGCTTCAGGTCGGAAACTCCAGAATCATGGAAGCAGCGATAAGCACCGCTAAAATCCAAGACCTAGCGGTAACCTGGGCGCAGATCGGAAACCTAGCCGTAGGTAACAGCAAGATTATGAACGCATCGATCTCGACAGCCAAGATTCAGGACTTGGCTGTAACCGATGCAGAAGTAGCCAACCTGAATGCAGGGAAAATAACCACAGGATCGATGTCAGCCGAAAGAATCTACGGAGGGATTGCTTACCTCACTAGCCTAAATATCATGATGTGCGGAATGCAGGCACTCAATGTGGCAGGCAATATCAACAAAACAGGCTGGTGCAATTTTACGATTCCCCACCCACTGCAAAAAGGAAAACTGCTGGTTTATACAGGCATCGAAGCAGCAGAAGTGTTGCTCGTTCATAGAGGATCAGACAGGCTGATAAACGGCGAAAGGAAGATAGCCTTCCCCGCCCACTTCCCAGCAGTAAGCGACGCCAGGAATGTGACCGCCTATGTGACACCCAGAGAAGACTGCAAAGGATTGTTCGTCAAAGAGGTCGATAAAACCCACCTGATGGTCAAAGAAAGCGCTGGAGGCAACTCAAACACTGCCTTTGACTTTATCGTTTTTACAATCAGAGACGGCGCATTCGACAAAGAATTCGAGCCAGAGGGAGAGATCATTGTCAAAGAAGCAGACGAAACCGAGGAGTCATTCAAAAAGAGATATTTCGATCATCGGGTCAAGCAAATTAGGAAAGCGGGCGGATCGGATGTTAACAAAAAAGTTACTGATTTTTCTAGGGCGTGGCAAACCAACCCTGGAGTCATAAAGGAGGCATATGTTCAACCAAACTAAAAAACTCAAAAAAGAAGACCTGATCGAATTGCAGGAAAAAGCCAAGCTGGTCAGACAGCACATCGCCATAAGCCAAGCACTCGAAGTCCAGAAAAATGTCTGGTTAGTGAGCCTGTTCTCGAAATACGGCTTAGACGGCAATAAAGAGTGGAGCTTTAACCTAGTCACAGGAGTAATTACAGAAGTAAAACAACCAATGAAAGGAGGTGAAAAATAACATGGCAGACGCAAAACAATACGGCGGATGGTATGACAACCCAGCTACTGGTAAAAACCAAAGGTGGTGGGGTGAAAACATCTGGACTGGCGGAGAAGAACCAGCCAAACAGCAATCAGCAGGAAGCCTAGCCACAGGGCTAAGTAGCTTGGGTGGTGGTAGCAATTTATTCGGCTATGACCTGCCGACGCTACAGACCAACTTCCAGGATACCTACGGCAAACTGCAGGGAGCGGAATCAGAGTTGCAAGGCTATCAAACCAGGCGCTATGAGGAGGAGTACGGCAAATCAGGACTGGAAGGAGTCAAAGGTGAAATCGACACCCTGGATACTAGCATCGCCACTGAAAAGAACCTAAGAGACGAATCAGTATCCAAAGTTCGAAAGAACCCAGGATACTCAGCAGCCACAATCACAGGAGAAACAGGCGAAATTCAAAGACTCGCCAACGCCAAGATTAACAACTTGATCGATGAGAGAAACACGAAAGCAGGAACTTATAACGCCAAACTCGGTGAGATCACCAATAAAGTTGGCATGGAGACAAAAGACAAAGAATCGACAGTCAACAGCATGCGCTACAACCTGCAATTCCTAGGAGGTTTATTGCAAACCTACCAGACAGCAAGAACGCAAGAATTATCAGCTCAAGCCGAGACAGGTAGATGGGAAAAAGAGTTCGAACTAAAACTCTACGAAGCACAGACAGGCAGAATCAACGCCAGCAAAGGCGGATCGGGAGCAAGCCAACAGCAAGTCAAAGACGCCTGGGGCAACATAGTTGGATATTTTGACCCATCAACTGGAAAAACAACCTACTACGAAGCAGAAGGAGGCGGGACAGCAGCGACAACACAAGCAATCCCATCAGCAGGACTAAACATGAAGATCAGAGACGCATGGAAGCAAGGATACACGCCAGACCAGCTAAAGAGCGCCTATGGACAAGCAGTCACTGACAAAGGAGAGAGTGTCTCAAGCATCATCGACGAAGAATGGAATATCAAAAACGCAACTGGTGTCGGTGGCTTCCTAGGCAGATTGTTCAGGTTAGGAGTTTAACGACCCCCAAACCAGCTGATGCCATGAAGCCCATCGAAAGAAGGGATTAAAAATACTATGCCAAGCTTTTTAGATCAACTAAAAACAAACATACTAAGCCCTATCGAGAAGGGAGTATCTTCTATGGGAAAAACCCTGGGGGATATTTTCAAGCCAGTAGGAACGACAGCAAGCAACCTCTTCAAGCCAATAGCCGAGCTGGGCAGACAATCCGAATATGCGATTCCAGGAGACAAAGGCGGAAGCTACAAACCATACGAGAATCTCTGGGTAGAAACCGCAGCTCAAACCTTCGGGATCGGTGCAAGAGAGTCAGGATTCTGGGAACGGCTACCAAGCGCCACAATAGGCGCACTCGGAGGAGCTGGCACAGGACTCGCCAAAGCATTCACCTTCGGCTGGTGGAATCCAGAGATTAAATACGCCGACGACACTGCAGAGATGGCAGCAAAAATGACCGATGTCGAATTTAACATCATCGGCACTGTCGGAACATTCCTGGTGGGCGGTGGACTGGTAACAGGCGCAGCAAAAGGTATCCCTGCAGTCGCCAGATTTGCCAGAATTGCACCCAAAACTTTCTCACTCTTAACCAACGGACTAACCTTCGCAGGTCTAGGTCAGATTCAAAAAGAAGAATTTTATAAAGACGCAAAACAGCGTGCTACAGATTTTGGAGCTGACTTCGCTCTGGGAGGGGCATTCTCAATAGCGGGCATGAAACCCAGCTACTTCAAATCAACAGGGATCATCGCACCCGCAGCCTATGTCACCTCGCTTATAAAAGGCGACTCACCAGAAGACGCTCTGAAAAACACGGCAGCAGTCGTGGCACTCCACTCCGCTAACTTCGCCGTCGCCAAAGCATTCCCATCACAGGCAGCACAACTACAGAAGAACATGGAGAAAGCAGCCAGTGAGCAATTATCGATCACTAAAAAGCAGGCATTCGACTATCTCGGAGTCAACGAGAAAGCAAGTGCCGATCAGATCAAAACCGCATGGAAACAAAAAGTCATCGAAATAACTAAAACATTCCCAGCTCAAGCCCAGCAGACACCACAGCAGGCAGGGCAATTCAACCAGGCGTGGAATACAGCCAACAGAGCCTATGAGTTTTTAGCAAAAGTACAAAACCCGACAGGCTACACAGGCAAAACATTCAAACAAGAATTTAATGACTTATTCTACGAACTCTGGGTAAAAGTCCCAGACAAAAGAGCGCTGGTCTTAAGCACCATCCGCAATATGCCAGCAGGACTCTCGATCCGTGCCACTCTAAGCACCGAACAACGAGCTGAAGTTATAAAAGGATTGGGAGGAGAAGAAGCCAAAACGAAATTCGGACTAACTGCAGGCAAGCTCTCAGATCAGGATTTAATCAACCTGGCAAAAGAACAAAAAATTGCAGTGACACCATCAAAGGGAACGCCAGAACAAGCAATCGCCGAGGTAGCGAAAGCTCCTGAGACAACCCAGCCAACAGTCGAAAGAACTGAAATCTGGAATGTACCAGGAGATCTTATGCCAGCAAGAGGAAAACCCACTTGGAAGCACAGCAAAATGCTCTGGAATACCATGCGCAATCAATTCGGCATGACCAACACCTGGAGTAAAGACATCACCAAAAACAAAGGGGCGGTCTCGTGGATTATCGACACTCTCGAAAACGGACTATCAAGCACCAAAGACCTAATGACCGAAGCCAGGAAAACTAAAGGGGTGCGAATGGACAGCCATCAGTATAAAAAACTCTACGCCATGTTTAAGTCGCACGACTACGACATCGAAGGCTACAAAAAAGTGATGGCAACTCTGAAAGGTCTCAAACCCGCAGTGGTAGAAAAAACTGTCGAAGCACCGAAAACTGTGCCAGTAACCCCAGCCACGCCTGAAGTGCCAGTGGCACAGAAACCAGCAGAGATGGTAGAAACTGCGCCACCTGCGGTAACACCTAAAATCCCAGCAAAAGCAGAGGTAAAACCAACAGAGGAAGCGGTCACTCTTTATCACGGCACAACACCAGAAAACGCTACAGCGATCCAAAAAACAGGCTTCGAAATCAAACCGCCAGTTCACGGCAGACAAGTAATCGGAGAGGGCGTCTATCTCACCCCTACCAAAGAGGAAGCAGCCACCTTCGGCAAAGAGATAATCGAGACAACACTCAAACCAGGAGTAAAAATCCTACGACTCAATGATCCAGGAGAATACCATCAGCTCTGGCAAAAAGTGGCAAAAGAGTCAGAAGCATTCGGAGCAAAAGAAGTGAACATGGACAAAGCTATGAGCGACTGGCTGAAAATGCGGGGCTATGGCGGGATCGAGGTAAAAGGCTTCGGAGCAAAAGGAGAAACTTATATCTCGGTCTTCGATCCAAAAAACATCGAGATTAAAACAACCAAGCCACCAGATGTAGCACCTGCCAAAGAAGTGACGGCAAAACCAGCAACAGTAACGCCAGGCAAAGTGAGTCCGCAAGTCGAGCAATTGCAGTTGAAAAAAGATGCTCTCGAAAAACTGCGCTACGCCAACCCAGGCGACGACAAAATCGTCCAAGCCATTAAAAAGATTGATGGTCAGATCGCCCAACAATTCACAGCTCAGGAACAAAAAGCAGCAAAGGCAGAGGAAATAAGACTCAAATACAGCCCAGAGGAAAAAGAGCTTCTGGAAGCGGAGCGAGTCCCAAGTGTCGGTGAAATTCTCAAGAGCGAAGACTATCTGAAAAAATTCAAAGACAGGATGGAGGGTAAGGTCAAAGCACCCAAGAAAATGCGTGCTGATGAAATGGTAACTCCTCCATCGGGAAGCGCACCACGTCCGCCAAAAGAAGACGCCATCGATCAAGCCCCTCCTCCGATAGAAGGTAGCGCCCTGGAGGAAATCGACAAAATGGTCGGCACACTAAGCAAAAAACAACAACTCGGCGACTGGCTCAAAGGGGTCAAGCCCTGGTTTAGCAGAAAGTTCACTGATCGGTATGCTCCCATGAAGCAGTTCGAGGAAAATGTAAGCAAACTGCAAGGGCAACCAATAGATATCAACTCCAGCCCCTACATCGCAGCCAGGTTATACGCAGGCAGATTCGGGACAATAGAGGTCGCCTTCCGAGATTTGCAAAGGATCGTAACGCCAGTGAGGAAATTCCGAGCCGACTTCACCCGCTATGTCCTGGCGCAGCGTGCCATTGAAAGAGCCGAGCGAGGCTTTGATAACCCAGCAGGTGTGACCAAAGAGACAGGAGAACAAGCACTCACTGAGCTGAAAACCAAAGTCAGTGAAAAAGTATATAAGCAGTTCGAACAAGCAGGACAAGCGATCCAAAACTGGTCGATACGAGAAATCCTCGAACCGATGCGAGACACAGGACTTATAAGCAAAAAGGCATTCAACTCGATAGTCGAAAAGAACAAGCACTGGATGCCGTTCCATGTCCTCGACTACCTGCCAGACCAACACCAGATGGATCAAATGCAGTCGGGCAGCGAAACATTCTCGGTAGGAAAACAAGGCATCATCAAAGGACTGAAGGGAACGGAAAAACAAGTCCGTGATCCCTTCGAATCGATAATCGACAACATCACCAAAGCGGTGAGTTTGGTAAAACGAAACGAAGTCGCCAGGAAATTCATCGACCTGAGAAAGAGCCACCCAATAGCCAGCGAATCAATAAAATATCTGCACGGCGACGCCAAAGCGCCGAGAGACTGGGATACGATCAGCGTATTTATAAACGGCAAAGCGACACGCTGGGCAATACCAAAAGACCTCTCCGAAGCGATGCACGCCCTCAGCCCAGCCGAAGCGGGCATCATGGGTAAATTAGCACTGGCATCGACCAAAGCCTTCAAAGCAGGCACAACCACGCTGTATATTCCCTTCACCTTAAGCAATGCGATCAGGGACTACCAGACCGCATCGGTAGTGGCAAAGTGGGGCTTCAACCCAGCTAACTGGGTGTCGGGTTTCTATGACGGACTGAAAGGGGCATTCAAGTGGGAGTCCAAACCCTACGAAGACTTCATGAAAAACCAGGGAGGATACGGAGGCTACATCGGCAACGCCAGGCAAATCTCAATTGCCTCAAAAGAATTATTCACCCCCAGCTGGTGGACAAAAACCAAAGCTGTAATCAACCCGTTCAATCTGATCAGCAACTTCTCGGAAGCGGTAGAACTCGCACCGAGACTGGGCATTTATAAAAAAGGCATTGCCAAACCAGGAGTGACGACAACCGAGGCAGCCTTCGAAGCCCGAAACGCCACAGTCGACTTCGCAAAATCAGGCACAGAGATGCGGATTATCAACCAATGGATTCCCTTCGTGAACGCCAGATGGCAAGGACTCCTCCGAGTAAAAGACGCCTTCAAAGAGCATCCGTTCAAGTCGGCATTAAAAGCAATGGCACTCATGGTGATACCAGGAATAGCGACCTACTTTTACAACATTCTCAACCACGAAGAACTGTGGGACGACATCCCACAGTGGGCAAAGGATCAGTATTTTATTATCATTCTCGGCTCGGAGCTGGATGAGGATGGCAAGACAGTCCCGAAAGTGTTGCAGATTCCCAAAGGCGACATGGGTGCAATTTTCTTCAACCCGCTGATGTATGCCTTCGAATATACCAGGAAGAAAGAGCCAAGCAATGTTCTGAAACTGGCAGTCGAATGGACAAGCCAGCTCTCACCGATCCCCTTCAGCAGGGATGGTGAACTATCAGGTAGTGCATTCCTGGCAGGAGCGCTCCCGCCAGCCTTGAAAACCCTAGTCGAAGAAGTCACCAACACAAATCTATTTACAGGTTTCCCGCTGATTCCAAGAAAACTGGAGAAGGTTGCACCAACCGAGCAATACAATGAAAACACACCAGCGCTGATGGTGGCACTGGGACGAGCCGTCGGCGCAAGCCCGATGAGAATCTCCCATGTCCTAAGCGGGCTACTCGGCTCAAGCAGTAGATATGTCTACGATCCAGCCGATGTCTTCGGAGCATCAGTGAAAAGATTTGTCAGAACCCAGGGAGGGGCAAAGGAGCAGGCAGCCTGGCAAGTAAAAGACGACGCCGAGATAGGCTATAACACCGCCAGAATCCAGGTGCAAAAAGCATTGCAGGCAGGCAATCTACAGCAAGCCCAAAAACTGGCAACCGACTGGAACGCCAAAGTCCAACTGGCGATCCCCCAGATCGTGCCTTTATTATTCGCCGACGATCCAAAAGAAGCGGTGAGCTTCCAGAAAAGCGTGATGTTTGACGCAGCCGACCTGCAACGGCTGATGAAGCTAAACGCTCCACCAACAAAACCAGGATCGGCGCTCAAACCACCTGGTGGGGCTGTTAACGCACCGAGCAACCAAAACGACCCATTGGGACTGATGGGAGGCAAAAGCCCAGCTCAACCCGCTCAGCAGCCAACGATGGGGCAAATGTTCCCGACTGGCGGAGGAACAGTTAAAAGTGATCCGCTAGGACTGTTTAAGTAAAGGAGAAAAAAAACTATGGCAGACATAATAAGACCAATTGAACCATTCGAACTAACCCAGAGCTTCGGGGAAAATCCCGCAGCCTATGCACGCTTTGGATTAAAAGGGCATAACGGCTGGGACTTCAAAACAAAATTCCCAGACACGCCCAACGGCTTCCGCAATATCCTTGCGCCCTGGCTGTCGAAGTTTTACTCGCAGGGCAATGAAGGCAATGACGGCTTCGGACTTTACTTTGAGACGATAATCCAGCTCTACAGCACCTGGAAACTAACCTTCGCTCACTGCAATTCGATAGAGAGCTTCCAAACCAAAAATGAGGGCGAGACGCAGGCAATCAGCGACAACACAGGCAACTCAACAGGCAGCCACCTGCACCTGACAGTTAAAAAGGGATCACTCTCAAACGGAAAATTCAATGTCGATAACTACAACAACGGCTACTTCGGAGCAATCGAACCGCAGATATTCTTCGACGAGCTGAGGAAATACAAAAAAGAACATGGTACGGCAACAACACCAGAGAGCTGTCTCGTTCCCAACACACCAGAGTGGAGGCAAAAATACGAAGTTTTAGTAGGCGGGGCAACGAAGTGGGCGGAAACCCTCAAGATTTTAGAGATAACCGACGACCCCTCCACTACCCCCAGCGACAAAATCAAGAGTGTAGTCGCAGGGTATAAAGCGAGGGAAACTGACCAGGGAAACAAGCTCATAGATAAACAAAAAGAGGTGGATGTGGCAAACCAGGAAATTAAGAACCGCATCGAACAAGTTAGCAGACTAGAACAGCTAGTGACAGACAAGGAAAAGTATTATAAAGACCTGCTTAATGCGCTTAAATCGGACATCAAAAATCTGCCAAAAATCGTAGAGGAAGCCCAGGGTAGGATTGGGGTACTGGAGGGGCAACTGGATGAAGCCAATAAAGCCAAAGGCAGGGCGCTAAACGAGTCAGCAGGCTATAAAAGCCAGCTCGAAGCCTGCCAGAAGGGTCAGCCACCAGCCCAACCAACAAACATTCTAAGCAACCTGATCACATTTTTATTAAACATAATCAGGAAGAAGGAGGTGAAAAAAGATGGGTAATTTTAGCGATATTGGCAAACTATATCCAGAGTGGAAGAAAGACGCCTGGCAACTGTTGCGAACCTTTATTTCAGCATTTCTAGTCGGCGGATCGATAATCTTAATCAATGCAGGAACACCAGCCTTTACAAGCTGGGCAAACTTCCTGAACCTCCTAGTCTATCCCTTCCTGCTTGCAGGAGCGGTGGCGGGGGTCAACGCCGTCGGGAAACTGATTAGAAGTTTATTCGGAGCAGAAACTAAAGACAGCCTGATAGACAAACTGCCGTTCTAACAAAAACAATAAACCTATGGCAAAACAAAAAGGATCAACCAATACGGAAATCGTCGAAAGAGTCGCCAAACTTGAGGTGCGGGTGGATCTTGGCATGGACTTCCTCAAGGGAGAATTAAACGAGATAAAAAACAACCACCTCCACACGCTTCAAACCGATGTGAATGACCTGAAACTAAAGGTTAACACCCTTGCGGTTAAAATGGGTTTGATCGTGGCAGTGGTGACGATTGTAATCGACATTGCCATTCGGTTTATTTTCAAGTAGACTGCTCCGCTTTTGCGCCAGCCTCGATGTGATCCTTCACGAACTCCATAAGGAGATCAAACCCTTCGGCGTGGTTTGTTTGGATTTTTCTTAAAATCTCCTGACACTTAGCAACATACTCCACCGAGGTTTTATAGGGAGCAGAGTCCTCACCGAACTGCTTGCGCCGAGCTTCCTTGACACCATCCAGGTAGTTAAAAAGCTCCTCGACAGTCCCTTCAAAAGCATCAGATAAATTGTAGGCACGGATGACAATCTCCTTCGCCTTAGTTTTATGGTCAGACATATCCAATAATTATACAACTACTTCTTAAGAGAAAGTTCAAAGGAGAAACCCTCATTCCGCTCGGTGAGAGTGTAGTCAAAACGATCATCTCCGTGCAGCTTAAAGGACTTGATCTCCTCTTTCACGCTTTCGATAATAGCATGTGGGTCTTGAGATTTGCGAATCAAAGGATGCTTGAGCATCGCCTGGCGAAGGTCATCAACGACCATGTGAGTATAAATCATGGTGGTATCGACCTTGCGATGCCCAACAATCCGCTGAACTTTGGAAATCGCCACATCCTGGCGAAGCATTTCAGTCACAAAAGAATGGCGGAAACTATGGGCATGGAAGCGTTTATCGACATGCAGACCAGCACGCTTGGCACGCTCCCTGATGATTTTATTTATCATTGACTCACCGATGCGAGAATTGGGGCGGGTGCGGGCAAAGTGCATGGTGATAAACAATGGAGAGGACGGCGGGATTTTACCCCTGCCCTCAATCCATGCCCTCATTTTAGCGGGCATGTCAGGAGGGATCGGAACGATGCGCTGTTCGTCGGTTTTTGTCTCACGGATTATAAACTCGTCCGTGCCAAAATTAAGATCGCCGACATTAAGCCCGATCACCTCACCAGGACGACAGCCAGTCTTGGCAAGAAACTCCAGAAGCAAAGACCACATCTCATCGCACTTTTTATACTTCGGGTAAAGGTGAGGCTTGCCAAAAACATTATAGTTATTCTTGCGAGGGGGCGGATTGATTAGCTTCTCGATCTCCCCGATAGAAAGAGTCTCATAAAGGACAAACTTCTTCTTCGGGCGCAA